TTTAGTAAAAGAAATTTAACCTTAAAAAGGAGAATTCAAAATGGTTGATACCACTAACATCGTAACAAATGACAAAGAAGAAAAAGAGAAGCTTATTGAGGAAGGTATTGTCCCTCCAACTTCAAATGAAGAGGTTGTAGTGGTTGACGTTCCCCCTGATGGTATTGTAACTAACATTGAGGAAGTTATTGAGTCGGTTGCCCCTGTTGTGGAAGAATTGCCCGCCCCGGTGGTCGTTGATCCCTCGGCGTCAGTTATTCCCCCACCGCTGCTTACAGCCGATGCAGAAGTGTCTGTGCCTCCTAGTAGTGAAGTCCCTGAAAAATTTAGAGCTGCAATCATGAGACTTGGAGAGTTAGAGTTGGGAGCTCACAAAGATCCGTTTGCTCAATATATCGATTATGAGGGATTTTATCAAACGGGTGGGGAGTTAAGTCTCAAAGTCCCGGTCGCTGTACTTACCACTTTTTTACAAACCTTGACCCCAAAAGCTGAAGAGCCTGTTGTTGAAGAAGCGAGCCCAGAGCCAAAAACGTATGAAGAATTTAAAAACCTAGTAAAGGGAGTATAATCTATGCCAGCTATCAAACAAGTTAATTATTTCAATTCAGGTAGTCAACCACTAGCCTTAAAAGTTATAATGTGGAATTTGCTTCTCGAGCTCGAGACCAAAACTCCAATCTTACAAAGATCAACTTCGGCAGGGGTGTTTCCACAAGGAACTAATCGTTTTCCAATTCCAATTCCTAACAACATTATTGTATATGATATTAATGCCCCGACGGTTCAGGATCTACAACCTAATGCTGTTGAGGGTCAAATAAACAAATATGCTTCTGTGAGAATCGGAGCGTCTAGTTTAGCAACTGATTATTCAATGGCAGAACTTTTAGACTCACATTTAAAGCCGGCGGTTTCCGCAATTGCTTCAAAAATTGAAGATGATGCCGTGGCTGTTATGTGTCAAACTCCAATTCAATATGCAACTAAAGTTTCTACTGAATTCAGTTTTCAAGATATGATTACAGGAATGAATGCTATGGAAAAGATGGGCTATAGTCAAGAAGCTCATCCTATGTATTGCACATTATCCACAGCACATATGAGCTTAATGAATTCGGCTAATATTTTAGGATTTGCTAATGCACAAACTCAAGAAGCATTGCGCACCGGTTCAATTGGACAAACTTTGGGATTTGAGGTTACTCGGTCTCACAATATTCCTGTTAAAACAAAAGGGACTACTGTTATCCCAACGTGGACAGCTTCTAACCTATATGGGAGTATTTTAACTAAGGGTTCTACTTTTCTTGTCATTTATAATGCCGCCAACACCACATTGGTAAATGGAGATTCTATTTATGTTCCTAAATCAGATAGTTGGCACACTATTACAAATGTAACATCACCAACCACTGGGTATCGAGGCTTAACTATTAATCCTCCTTTACAAGACGATCTAGTGTTAAATGATGTGGTTATGGTACAAGATTATGGCGGCAATCGCAGCCTGTTTTATTCCAAAACGTCCTTGGTTTATGCCACTATGGTCCCGCCAGTTGTAGATCAAGGTTATGGCGGTGGCATTATGAGCACAGTCAGCGATCCTAAGACAGGATTAAGTTTGCGATTGCGTGAATATATGGATCCTGATTCAGCTAAGAAGATATTAGCCTTAGATGTTTTTTATGGTATTGTGGCAGTTCAACCTGCTATCCAAATCATCGGTGGATAAAGGAGACTATAACGTGATTAAATTTCTTGTAAATCCTGTAATTTTTAATGTCAGTCAAGACACTCGAGTTGTTTATCTGAATGGGGGAACTCCTGCAACAGTACCATCGTCATTTACAGATAGCACGAGTTTAGAGGTGACTTCAGGAATTGGACAACCTAAAGGGTATGTATTCGATTGTGTCCGAGCAGGTTTAAACTTTCTGATCAACAACAATTTAGCTTCGGTTGAAGAAGTGTTGCCAGAAGGTCAAACCTTTTTCAATCCAAATGGGGTGACTAGAACTGAAAAATTAACCCCCACAATCACAGATTCAGAAGCCATGGCTACCCTGATGAAAATTTTAGATAAGGTGATGATATATCTCACTAATCATGAAGATAAAATGTTGCTTAAGGTTCAAAATCAACTCACAAAGTTACCTCTTACCATGGCACCAATCACATCGCCTGTGACAGAGCTGGGGGTTGTTGAATTGGGAGACCGAGTGTATTGGTTTATAGCAGCCTCTATTTTGTTAGACGGGGAATTGTCTCGTGAGTCAATTAACCTTCAAATCTAGTCCAGATCTTGAAACTTACATAGACGAAGGGTACACTTGGGACTTTACGCATAATTTTGTAACCTTTGACGCCACAAACAGATATGTGTATGAAGTTTATTTTAAAGGCGAGCTGTTGTTTTCCTCATCAACAAGCTCAGAAAATTATTGTTGTTTTTGGGTAATGTCTGAACTTTTCAATAATTTAACTGAGTTTTCAGAGGGGTTGATCCTGGAAAGTCTTTGCCCTAAACCTGCGCAATTGACACAAGAAGAATACGAGACTAAAGTCAAACGCCTCATAAGCATGATTATACATAGACTTGTTGTGTGGTCATCCCACACCACATTATTAAGTATCTTGGATACACGTTCAAACATTTCTGAAATTGAGAGAGACGCCTCCTCTGTGACTCTTAATGACTCTTTTTCAGTGTCTTATAAGGACGAGACCTATTTGTCCAATTATGTTAGACGATTGTTACAAATTGAAGGTCTTCTTTGTGAAAAATACGGGGGCTATACAACCCGCGTTTACCGAGGATAATTTATTATGGCAGATAATTATAATTTTACGGGATTAAGTTCAAATGTAAGTTTAGCTATCAACGGACCTGAAACTTTGTTTGGCACACCCAACACAATCCCAGTGATTATTACAGGGGCATCTAACCAATTCACTTACACTGCGGCAAATGAATTGGAATATACGAAGGCGACAATTAACATCACACCTGGACTTTTAAATGGAATTGCAGTTGTAGGTAAAATTTTCAGAAGTGAGTGGGCGGATGTTGATGAGCTTTATGTGGGGTCTATTTCAGGGATGGGACCTCATAATAACACATCCAACATTTGGACACTTAAAGATTTAGTTGATGATGTTGGTATTAATTCAGGACCTTACACCTATACAGACGACAACACCATTGAACTCAAACTTTACGATTTTGTGCCAGGATCGGGTACGCTGTTTCAAAGTAGTAGTTGGTGGGCAGACATTATTGACGTCCCTGCAGTGCCCGGGGTATATGAACAACAGACCTTTAATTGGCATAATCCTATTGATATTGCTTTAGACGGTAATACCTACCAATTCAACACAAGCACCACGTTACCACCTCCGCCCGACAACCCATTAACACGGGTGTATTACTCTTATGATGATGGAGTGGATTACAAACCTAATCTTGTGGCTAAAATGAATTTAATATTGCCTGAGTACACGACTACAATCGATACTCCCAATAGTAAATTTGTAATCACAGCCAAAGCTTACAACCCAACTCGGTTAGAGCTTTTAAGTGAGAATGCTGTTATAATTGAAGGGGCGTTACCTGTAAGCCGCCGTCGCACTTTAGCATTTGAGAATCAAGATTTACAAGAGAATATTCCTATTTCAGACGGAGATCGATTGCGTTTTGTGAGAGGGGGTGTTGGTTATGACTTTATTGTCACATCCACATATCAAGACGATTCAAAAGACGGTTTGACTCGTTATGTGTATTTAACTCAAGGGAATACGTATACTAATTTTAAAGATAAAGTTAAGTCTAAACTTGAGGAATCTGGTTTTGCCGTTACAGTTGTAAACCCACTGACCTTCACAGTGAGTGCACTTGAAGATATTACCCAAGGGGTTTTCATCCCCAGCCCTATTCAGAAAGTAAATGTGACATTTGAAACTGTAACCCCACCGCAAGGCTTATTTAGCTTTGGGGAGCCAGACTTAGAGTTACTCAAGAATTTGCCCGTGGGCTCATCTTTAGACGCCGCGGGAATTGAGTTTATTAAAGTTGGAGATGATCAATATGTTCGGTCCGATGGGTCTACAGAGCCCGTGACTGTTTTAGCAGGTGAGTTAAAAGTTTATCCCTCATTTACTAAGATTTGTTATAAAGATGGCGGTATTCAAAGAACGCCTGAAGCGGTAGAACAACCCTGTATGACTATTGAGGGACAGGTAGGTCCCAAGATCAGAACTCGGTATAGTTTAGCTACTACAGTAAATATGTTTCTATCTTTATCTGACCCTGCATTATTAATGTTGTCCAGTGCGAGTAGGTCGACTTGGAGTTCCCAATCGTCAGTGGCTATAACTGCTCAATTGACTAATTTAGGTCAAAATTCTACCACAGGGTTATTTGATTATTTAATTCCATATCCGATTCCAGGGGTTACGAAGGGCGTGTTTTTTATGATTAGCGATTATCCTAATACCAAAATCGCAAATAAACCTCTTTTATGTACCGGGACGAGTGGGGGCATCCGTTTTTCCCACCTTGCTAGTGTGCCGTCTTCAACAATAACAGTTTTAATGAATATTAAAGTGATGGCGCACGTACATAATGGAAAGGATGTTATTCCTTATACACTAACCCAAGTAAATACAGGAATTGGTTATTACATTCGATTGCCCGGCTGCTTAACCAAGTCGTTTGAAATTACATCAAACCTCACCGAAATGATGAGTCTCAACACGACTGTAGATGGTGTTGGGGGTTATGAGTCTAATCCAAGTTTAACAGACCCCACCCCACACCCCTATCATTCAACCTTAATTGATTCAGGGTTTAATCATTCCTTTACAGGGTCTAATTCCATCATTTATTTGAATGGCAAGGTATTCCCAGTTAGCGAATTCAGTTTCAGAACGGGCGATTTAGTTGCTACCGATTACGTAAATGCAGGTTCAGACGATTTAACAGATACCAGCGGAGAATACCCGGGGATTGTCAACTTGAATTCTTTTAGTGGAGTCAGTGGGAGTACTAAGGGATTCTTGTCTCAATCTATGATTCAACAAATTGAAAAGTTTAACAATAATTGCACCGGCAGTTTGATTTTAAGGGGGTCTAGCGCAGCTACATGCTTAAACGATGGTTCAAATATCCGTGATGAATTCTTGATTCATATTCCCAATGTAACGGTTGTAGCTACAGTTGATAACCCGGCATCAAACACCCCAACGGCTGTCACAATGGAATATAGTGCTGCTTATTCCCCGTTATACGATTACACATATAGTTTAAATTATTGGAAAGGATAAAGAAAGCCAAACCAATCCAAGAAAACGGGAGATAAATTAATCTTTCATTTTTTTGGATTGTTTTAACACTATAACAAGAGAGGAATAAACATATGCCAACATTAGTAAATAGTAACGTAAGTATGGGGTATGCATCTGAAGAAATTTTTGGGGAGCCGCCTTATGAACGATATCGAGTCACTCCAGTTAATACCTTAGAAATGTCAGCTGATAAAGTCAAGCTAAAACGGATAACTGACAAAGAAATTTTTTCAACATATTCTGTTGGGCAACCTGTGTGGGTTAAAGTAAATGGTGTGGATTATGAATTCGGTTTTGATTCTATTATTACCGAGACGAATGGGAGCTTTAGTGCATTATTAACACCGTCTACTAACATTGATTTAGTTGCGGCTTTAGCAGGTAACTATTCTGAGTGGTACATTCTCCCTGAATTTACACAAATTTGCTTCAAGGCAGGAGGAATTCAACGGGCTGCCGAATCGGCGGAAGCTGTTTGTTTAAGTGATGATGGGCAGGTAGCTAATAAGCAAATCACAGGGTTCACTGTAACCACTACTCTAGAAACAAATTACACAGGGACTGATTTTGCAAAGAATGCTATAGCTTCTGTATTACACGGGGAAGTTAAATATGGGTCAACTCTAAATGTAACTGGGTTTACAGGGTCTAAATTGTTTGATCCTCTAACTAACCTATACACTTACACTTTTACAGGTGGCTCGTCTATGGAAGTAGGGCAGCCATTTATCATCAAAGGAACTTCTCAAAAACTTGCAACTAGCGGAATCTTTTATGTTGATTCCGTGGGAGTCAATAATTTTACTTTCAAAACAACTCGAAATTTTGAAGTGACAGACCTGTCTTCTTGGTCACTTGATATGTTTGACACTGTTAAGAATGGTACAAAAGTCAGCTCATTTAACTTGGTTGTTGCAAACGAGGCATTGAAATATTACAAAGGTTTACGAGGGGCTGTAATTCACTCGCTTGATTTATCATCCCCATCCAATGAATTAGTCACTATGAATTTTGGCGCGTTATGTGGAGGCGACTTTTATATCAGCCCAACCACAACAGATCCTACCGAGATAGGAACGCCCCCCTATTCAAAGCTGGTTAAAGATAACAGTATCGGATTGCCGTTCATTGGGTCTAAGTCTTTTCTCTATCTCAATGGGAAGGTGTACCCCGTGTCTGAGTTTACATTGAAGACAGGGGAAACATATATGGTTGAAAAATCAGGGAGAACTTCTGAAGAACACAATGACGCGCTATATCCTAACAAAATAAGCGTGAACAACTTATCACAAATCGGTGGGACTTTTAAGAGCTTTTTAGATGACAAAACTTTAAGATTGATTATGGCGTCGGCTAATTCTTGTGTGGCAAATCTATTTGTGGTTTTGCAAAGTGTTAAGGGTTGCGAAGGTTCAAACGGGAAAACTCAATATTTGACTATTCATTTGCCCTCTGTAACATTGATTGCAAACGATGATAACCCCGCTCTTAATACCCCAACAGCTGTTAATGTTGAGTTCTCAGCCGGTAAATCTAATATGGGTTATACTGTTATGTTTGGGATGTATGCTACAGAGTAATAGTTCAGTATGGTGTCCAATAAGGACTGAGGTTCACGATTTAACAGGTCTTGCAAATGAAGGTTATATTGATGTTACATTAGGGAAAACTGATAGAGTTGTTAGGCAGTTCCCAAGGTATGCTTTAACTGTAGAAAATATTCATTATAACCAGGAGATATTTGATAGCGGACTGACCTTAAGTCTTTACACATTAAACGAGCATGTTATTCCAGGGGTATCCAGATCTATTGTCAAATATACATTTGAAGATGCAAAGATAAATGAGCTTGGGTATTCTTGGGATCAAAGCTCAAACCGCGTCCTGGAAAGAATAAAGTATATTTCAAACAATTCCGCTAGAGAGATAATTGATCGTAGTGAAGTTGTTAGAAATGGATATATTCAACTTGAGGATGGGGTTTATAAGCTGACCTTCCCAAAAAATTATTTTGTTACTGAATTTTCATTTGTTAAAAAAAACATATATTCGCAGGTTACAAATTTCGACTCAACAACTTCTATTGTGAAAGGAGTTGAAACTTACGAATATTCAATTAGCGGCATAGGACCTGTGCCCCCCTCAACAGGGATGTTCAATGTCCAGCTAGGCATTAAATATGCGTGTACCGATGTTGTGGATGGGTTTGGAGAGTTTTCAATAGACCTGTCCACCTCTATATTTACCCTCAATTCAAATTCAACATGGAGAATAAACTGAAGTGACTTCTTTAATTGCCTTTTTACAAAATGTGGGGTTAAAAGATTATCCGGATATCAAACCCTACAAAGGACGGCGCATAACAACATCTCTTTACAATTCCCGTGAAATAAAAGAGAACGTAAGACCGACCCAGTTCTATTTAGATAATCGAAAACTGGAATTTTGGGACAATATTTGTGTTAACAGTCCTTTGGAGTTAATGTCGAATCGAATTGAAATTATAAACGGGGTTGTTAGAATTCCCGTCGTTTGCGAACGTAATTCAAACGGTGATTTGTATGTTGCAGATGGTCATCATCGTTTATATTCAGCTATGAAACACAATGTGCTGGTTGCCATTACCGAAATTGTAGACCCATTAGTCGTTTATTATGCCAAACCCATTTCTTGGGATTTGGTTAAGCCCAATGAAACCAACACACCGTCCACCCGGGCGGTTAAACGAGAGTATGTGGTATCTGATAATGAACCGTTCAGTAGAATGTTTTATCGAGATTTTCAAAAAGCAGCTTTAGAGTTCATTACCCCACCAGTTCAACCAACAGAGACTAAGGTCTCAACTACCACTAAAAGAGGAAAACGCAATGGCTAAATATGGAAAACCCAACAAAGATGTGGAAACGATGTATATCTCCAAACAACTATTAGTTGAGGGAGTAAAGGGATATCTCGTGGCTGTCGAATATGATGGTCAAGCAGAACGCGATCTTGATCTTTGTTCATATGAGGACTTAGTCAAATCGATGGGGTCTTCGGAAGAGGCTAATCAGTTAGCGTCCGAGTTACCTTGGTTTATTCTGCGTCATGTTAGTTATCAACCATATCGAGATGGGATTCAAAATTT